CTAGCTCTTGAAGCTGCAAGAGCGAGGGAACAATCTAAACAGTTTGGAGCAGGACTAACTTCTCAAGAAGCTCAGACTAAGGGTCAATTAGGTCTACAGGCTCTTATAGCATCAGAAGCAGCTAAACAAGCGGCAGGGGCGCAAGCGCTAGCATCTGCTCAAACTAAAGGACAACTAGCCCTTGAAGCTGCTAGAGCCACTGAACTGTCTAAGCAGTTTGGAGCTAACTTAGGTTTACAAAGTGCTCAAACCGCAGGACAATTAGGCTTACAGGCTCTTATAGCCTCGGAGCAGGCTAAACAGGCAGCAGGAGCGCAAGCGCTGGCATCTGCTCAAACTAAAGGGCAGTTAGGGCTTGAAGCTGCTAAAGCTACTGAACTATCTAAGCAGTTTGGAGCTAATTTAGGTTTACAGAGTGCTCAAACCGCAGGACAATTAGGCTTACAAGCAGCCATAGCCTCGGCACAAAATAAACAAGTTCAAGGGGCGCAGGCGCTAACAAACGCTGCGCAGATGGCTAGTTATAACCAGCAGGCAAATGAGTTGACTCTACGTGCTCAAGAAGCCGCAGCACGCGGCGACCAATTTGCTGCCTCCTTCGCCTTAAGTAAACTTCAAGAAGTAAACAGGGCAGCGGAATCTTTACGAGATTTTGAATACAAAGAAGAACGCAATAAGTATTTAGACCCCCGTATGGACCTTGCGTATGCAATGAGCTTGTTGTCAAGTCTGCCATCAGGCGCTGTTAGCGCAGGGGGTACGGGTACCAGACCTGATTTGGCAGCACTCTTGGCCGCTGCGGGGCTTGGTTCTCTATTTCCTTCGGGTGGTTAAATCATGTTTAATCCTATGCAAACTCAGGCAGCGCTGCAAAACCCAGCGCAGTTCCCCGACCAGCGGTTGCAGCAGTATGCGGCGGGGCAACCGCCTCAGCCGACGGGGCAGGTTCCCCCTGGGCCAGGAGGCCCAGCGGGTTTGGAACTTACGTCTCGGAACGCGCAGCGCCAAGCTGCTGCCCGAGCCAGCGCCATGCAGAACGACCCGAGCCAGAGTCCTACGATCTTTCAGCAGAAAGATGCCCAGATGGCGCAGCAAGCGCAGATGATACAGCAGAAAGAGATGCAGCTTGCACAGATGATGCAGCAGAAAGAAGCACAGATCGCAAAAAAGGAACGAGCGCTTGGAATTATCGGCGCGCTCATGGCGCGTAACCAACCAAGAATGTCCGGTATCGCCCAACTGCCCATGCGCCCAGACATGTACACCGCGATGGACGGTGGGATAGTGTTCAATGCTGGTGGTGGGGTGCAACGGCTATCTCCTGGTGGCGGGGTGCGATCTCCATTTGAGGCATATACTAAGTATGCTAAGCTACTAAACCCACTTCCATCTTCAACACAAGACGCCCTAACAGGAGATCTTGATTCTGACGATATTATTAAACAGCTTTTAGCGCTAAATGAGTTAAAAGGATTGAAATCACGACTATCACCAGAAGAACGCAAACGACTTACAGAAGAAGAGGAAGCAAGGCTTGCTAAGCAATACGAAAAATACGAAAAAGGTATGGCGGGTGTAGATGAAAAAGCTGTTGCTGCGGCAAGAGGCAGACCGTACAGTTTTTGGTCGGGCATAGCCGCAGGTTTGCCTACAGATACCAAGAATCTGCGTGTTGCCGAAGCCATAGCAAGCCTTGCCCGAGGTGTAGCAAGTGAACGCGCTCGCGCCCAGGAAGGCGAATCCAGAGCAGCAGCCCTGCTTGCTGAAGCCGAACGCAGACGTATGGAACGCCAATTCCAAGAAGAACGCGGTCGTCCAGACCTTGCCAAAAAAGCAGCAATTGAACAAGATGCACTTATCGCTGCTGCTAACAGAGAAGAAATGGATCGTGCTAAATTCCAGCAAGACACACTTAAAAGCGCTGCGTCTGCTACCAGCAAGGCTGAATTAGCTAAACTAAGTCAAGAACAAAAAGCTGCGCAGGCAGAACAAAAGCGAATGCTTGACGAAAAAAGTTTAGCTTTAAAAGCTGAAATGGCAGGACATCGGCAAGAGATTGACAAAGGAAATTTAGATTTAAGAAATAAACTAGCAGAAGCTAGAATAGCCGCATTACAAGATCGCGGTTCAGCGGGCGCACAAGCAGCTTATATACAATACGCTAATGTATACTATGCGGCTATGCGGAAAGATCCTCAATATAAGGATGTGTCTGATGAACAACTTAGGGTAATGGCGTTTGAAGCGGCCAGTAAAGTTATTAACGCTCCAGGGGAGGAGAGAGCAAAAACAGGTCGAGGTAACCTTGAATTAAGACAACAAACTGCCAGGGCTGAGGAGGTTAGAAGAATACAAAATAGCCCTAAATATTTAAGACTAAATAGAGAACAGGGCGAAGCCGCAGCCAAGAGATACTTGGAAGAAGAACTTAGAAAAACATTTCCAACTAGTTCTACGGGGGGTGCGTCTCCCCCCACGATGGATAGTGACCCCATTGGTATTAGGAAATGAATCTACGAGAATTTCGTAATAAGTACCCGCAATATGACGACATGTCAGATAGAGCGCTGGCCGATGCTTTGCATAGAAAATTTTATTCTGACATACCCATAGAAGACTACTACAGACGAATAGGTCTGTTGAAGGTTACACCCACGGAGCCTGCTCAGCCTGAATCAATAACAGGGATGGAATCGGCTTTTGTACCGACTCCGTCGGAGCCTAGGGTTAAAAAGCCTGTAGTTGATCGGCAAGTAACAGAGCCTGCCCCATATAAGTCTCGTGCAGAAGCAATAGATGACTTAATAAATTTAGCAGAAGAAGGGGTGCCACTAGATAAAATAAAAGAACAGTCAAGCAGGCTGAAGATAGATTTTGCTGAGTTGGTTAAAAGGGGGAAAGAACGAAACAGTCCTATGTTTCAAACAGGGACTATGGAGCCTGTACCAGTAGAAGTACAAAAGCGTCCATCTGGGTCGATGAGAGAATTTGAGCCGACTGCGATGCAAGAGGCTTTGAATGTAGGCCGTAGGGGCATAGCACAACTAGATCGTGAAAGAGCGTTGCTTCGCTATCAGACTGGACAGATTAGCGAAACTGAAGCGGCTGAACGCTTACGTTTAAGCAGGCGGAAAATGGAGTCGGCCAGAGCATCAGGAGATGTTCAAGCTGGCTTAGAGCGGCTAAATGCAGCAAACGAGTCTGGCGATTTCTCTGAGACAGCAAAAGCAATAGTTAATCCCTCTAACCTTAAGGCTTTACTTGCTCTCGTTGCTGAATCAGCTATTCCATCTCTCGCCAATCTACCGACTACAATTGCAAGTGGACTAGCAGGCGGTCCTGGCGGTGCTGCGTTAGCTAATTTTGCTACGTCTTATGCTTCTGAATACGCAAACGCTTTGGGAGATACACTGGAAAGTGCTGGTGTGTCTATGTCAGATCCATTTGCGGTTAGCAGAGCGCTAAAAGATCCTAATATACTAGAAGAAGCCAAACTTCGTGGTATGAACAGGGGGGTACCTGTTGCCGCGTTTGATGCTTTATCTGCTGGGATCGGTGGTAAATTTTTAAGTTCTTATTTACGGGCGCTAAAAGCTGCGGGTGCGCAGACTACAAGAAAAGGACTAGGTCTAGCTGCCGCTAAAGAAGCCGGGGTACAAATTGGCAGCGGTATGGCTGGGGAGGCTGTAGCGCAAGCCGCTACAGATGAACGCAAACCGCTAGATATTCTTGTTGAAGGTTTAGCCGAACTTCCCACTGGTGTAGCTGAAGTAGCGACTAATGTTGCCCGAACTCAACCTAGAGATATTAGTGAATCAATACCAAAGGAGATTAAAGATGAGCCTGTTTCATACGAGCGAAGAAAACGTGCTGCCCCTACACTTGGTGGAGAAGGCATTAGAGTACCTGACAGACCCGAACCAACTATACCCGCCGATGGAACTCCGGCACCTACAGATAGAGGATTGGTTCCGGCTGAGGGTGCTCCTAGATTGCCTGAACGAAGAGAAGAAGTATCGAGCGATACACTAAAAGCACGGATTGATGATCTTACGGACGATTATATTGCCGCAGGCGTATCGCCCAGTGAAGCCAAGATCAAAGCCGCTGCACAAGCTGCGGAGGAAGAGAAATACGACAGAGCAAACTTAGAGGAATTAGAAAATGCTGCTAAATCTATCAGTGCAGCAGGTGGTGCGGCTCCGGCTGAGGGTGCTCCTAGATTGCCTGAACGAAGAGAAGAAGTATCGAGCGATACACTAAAAGAACAAATAGTAAACATTGCTTCAGAGCTAAGTTCTTACGACGCCAACACCGCCGACTTTCTGTTTAATGGTGTACGCGATCCAAACTTCATAGCCACACAAGACGACGTAGACATAGCTCAATCTTTACTGGAGTCGGCTAAAGAAAGAGCATCGGCTGAACCTCCGGCTCCGGCTGAACCTCCGGCTACCAAAAAACCAACAAACATTATTGACATAACGCAAAAATTAGAAGACAGAGAAGATGCCGAACTTGAAAGATACATGACAGAAGGAACTAACGAATATGCTAAAAGTTTAATAACTCCTGAAGTTAATAAAAAACTAGAAGACACTTTGAAGCTTGCTAAAGCTGCTCTTCTTAACAAACAACGCGCTGAAAACAATCTAGAGGAAGAAATATATTTTCCCTCTGATTACGAAGATGCCAAAAGATTTGCAGATAATTTGTCTGAAGCTTATTCAGGTTTAGAGAATAATAAGCTGGCGTATGCAGAACTAGTTGTTCCAAACTTAATAAAAGAAGCTGAAGTTTTATCAGAAAGTTTACAGAAGCGAATAGCAGACAATTTAGATTTAAAACGTGAAAAGAAACTAAAAAAAGTAGATCAGCCGGGGTTGACAGTAGTACCCCGCACAAAAATTTCAACGCTTTCAACTACCCCCACAAAGGAACCCCCCAGTGCCCCTACGCCCACCGAAACCGTCGAAACAAAAGAAGAGGGAGCAGCAGCGCCTGCTGAAGGAACAGCAGTGGCAGCAGCCGTTTCCGAAGAAGAAAGAGCGGCTAGAAGAAAAAAAGTACTAGAAGAGCTAGAACAGTTAGATAAACAGCACGCTGGAGAAGACACTAGATATAATGAAGAAGAAAAAGAAATAAAAGCAATTGCCAAGGCCAATTTTGAAGGAGCATTAGCTTATGGCTCTGATAGATCTCTTTATTCTTCAATAGACGAAGCCATTGATAGTTACGAAGAAAATTTAATAGACACAATAAACGAAACAAAATTTACAAGCGCAAAAATCGACTTAGTTGCAGAAGAAATTGCTCGTGCCGAATACAAACGGCTACGTGCAGATTACTACGCAAAGAAAACGCCCACCGTAGAACCTGTTACACCGCTCGCAGCAAATAACGAAGCTTTACGGGCGGAACTAGACGATAAGCTTAGTGGCCTTGTTGAACAGCAGAAAAAACTGCTTACCTCCAAAGGGGCTATACCTGCCAAAAAAAGTAAGGCTAGGATTGCATACGACGCCCTAGGGGAAGAAATAGAGGGTATAGAATTTGAACTTGATAACTTACGCAGAAAAATAAACAAAGAAAGGCCTATTACTAGCGTAACTACTAAGGAAGAATATGATAAACGTAAAGCAAAACTTGAGTCTGATATTGCTAGTTTGACTAATGATCAAAGTAGACTTCTTACTTCTGCGGGAAAGATACCAGCAGTTAATAGTAAAGGTCGGGAAAGATACGATATTTTAGAAAATCAACTACAAGCAAAGAAAAAGGAATATTTAACTTTTATAAGGACCCCATACGCTAAAACAGGCGTGCCCGAAGATACACGCGTGGAGCCTTTAGAGGGTGAAAGAAAACCCGCCAAAGAACAGATGCTACCAGCGCAGCGAAAATTACTGGAGGAACTTGAAAAAAGCAAAGCTAAGCCTGACGACGAAGGTTCTTTGCGTAGCATAACAGAGATGCTTGTAGGTGCGCCAGCACCAACAGGCACTACGTCCGAAGCGGTCTCATCGATTAGAAATGTAAATCCGTCTTTGCGCAGGGCTGTAGCTAAATACTACAGGCGCTATCAGGAAGGAAAAATTACTGCTAAAGACTATGCTGAAGAAGTAAATCGCATATATGAGGAAACTAAGCAGGGTAGGGAACTTGCCGACTTGGTTCGTGGGCAATTGTATTTTCGTGAGCGCTTACTAAAATCCGAACGTGCAGGCGAACTTCCACCTGGGACGCTGGAGTTCACTGAATGGTTTATAGGCCTGAATCCTGCGTTACTAGACGACGTTTCCATATCCATTAGAGGCCCAAAAGACAAAGCCTTTTTGGCAGGAGAATATCTGCCGCTTCCGCGTATTGTTCGACTGTTTGTTGACAATATGAACAGTTCAACAGCCGTCCACGAATTACTGCATCATTTTGAACGAATGATGCCCGAAAAGCTGCAAGCCCAGATTAGAGAGATGTGGCTTAATGCTTTGATCGACAAACTAAACCGTAGTTCTCCTGGTTCATCAGTACGAGAATACTTAACAATTGTTCATAATGTAGCTTTAAGCGACAAACGAAACAACGCGGCCATAAGCTATGCTGTAAACATGATTGCTAGAGGAGAAGTTCCGCACAGTTACTATCAATACATAAACCCATCTGAGTTTTGGGCAGTAAACGCTACTGAAATAATGCAGGGGCGGTTTGAAGGCACTACCTCTGTAATTAGCCGTATTAAGCAGTGGATCACGGAACTAGTTGCCAAACTTAAAGATTACTTTGGCTTGCCGTCAAACGCCTTGCTTATTCGTGCTTTAGACAGCTTAATTAAAGCAGACGGTGAGTATAAGAGTAAATCTCTACTAAAGTATCAAATGATTTCTGGCGAAATTGAAGCCAGAAACACACAAGCACGCCAGGAAATGACGGAGGAAGAACGGCGACAAAAGCCGCCAAGCGAAACAGCAGACATTAGTGAGAAGTATGCGTTTCTTAATACTTTTGGGCAGGAAGGCGCTCTATATTCAATCCGAGGTCCAATAAGCGGCAAGTCCAAGTGGAGGACAGTTGAAGACGTATCTAAAACTTTAATAGGAACGCTTAACAACGCGCTTAAAAACTCTGCGGTGTGGAACGAAGTTTCCAAAACCATAGTTCCTGCCATCTGGAATCCAGTTAACGGCAAACTGCGTAGGGCTTGGTTATACACTGCAACGCTTAGGCAGATGGCAGATGTAACAAGAGACAAGTTTCCACAGCTTGTTGCAGCAATTAACATAGTTGACAAGATGACTTCGTTTCGCCTTAAAAAGCTAAACGACGCTCGTGAAATTACTTTAAAGTGGATTAACGCACAAAACAAGAATCCTAAGCAGTCAGAACTGCTTGGTAAGATTATGCTGGACGCCACAATTGAAGGTTTAGATCCAGCTATGGGTACTACAAACCCAGAGCTTGATGCTGCGTGGGCATCGCTTGACCCAGAGTTTCAGCAGATTTATGTGTTGGTAAGAGATTATTTTGCGAATAATCTAAAAGAGATGGTTCGCGACATGAAGCTAAAAGCCTTGAGGCTACCAAAGCACGAAAGGCAAGCAGCCATACGCAAAATAAACGAGATGTTTGGCCCGGATAAGTTAAAGACCCCATACTTTCCGCTTAGGCGCTTCGGAGAGTATTGGTTCCAGGTAGGCTCTGGAAAATTTAAAGAATTTTACGAGTTTGAAAGTGAGACAGGTGGAGAACTGGCACGGCTAGCCCGCAAAAGAGAGCTTGAAGCTGGCAACGCACAACAAAAGAAACTTGCAGAGACTATCAAGTACGGGGCTGGTGTATCAGAACTCATCACAAAAAAACTTGCTACTACTGAAGTAATCAAAAAGATTGATGAGCTTGTAGACTCGATACTGCCTCGCCCACCGCTTAGGCAGCCAGGAGGGCCTGTGCCTCCCGCCCCCGGTGTTAAAACCCAAGATGAGATCCGCAAAGAAATAAAAGACGGGCTTAATCAGTTGATGTATATCATGCTGCCGCAACAAAGCTTGCGTAAGATGTTCATTAACCGTAAGGGAATCCAGGGTGCAAGTGGAGACATGCTACGCGTTTTTGCAGACGTAGCTGTGCACAGCGCCTACCAGATGTCTCGCGTCAAATATAACAACGATTTTATTAACAACATAAATAAAGCGTACGAATACGTTAATGAGTATTTTACGCCAGACAAAGCTGCAATGTACAGAGACTATGTACTTGAGCTTGATAAAAGAACCAAAACTATTCTTAGCGCAGAAGATAAATCCCTTGCCGCAAAAATGGCCGGAGCCGCAAGCTCAACGACGTTCTATTGGATGTTGTCGGCTCCGTTTACATCCATGCTCAATCTGCTGGGTTTTGCTGTGTTCACAGGTTCCAAACTAGGTGGAACCTATGGGTACGCTAAGGCTACCGAAGTTTTACTTAGGAACGCAGGTAGGTATGCAGCTACCACACCCGGAAGAACCTTCTCTCCAATTGCGCAAAGCATAAAGCAGAAAAAGCCGAGCCTCGCATTGGCAATGCAGTTTCCCTCTATTGTAGAAGGAGGCAAGTTGCCCCCACTATTGCAACGTGCTGCTGATGAGTTCATTAACCAAGGCCAGATAAATATAAGTTTGACTAACGACATATTTGATCTTAGTGATCGTCCATCAGAATTATACACAACTAGATATGAAGTAATTAAAAAAATTCTTAGCGGCTTATTTCATCAGTCGGAAAGATTAAACCGCGAAGTTGCTTTGATGTCTACGTTTGAGCTTGAGTATGAAAGACTGCTTAACGCACCAAAGCGCGACATGCGCGGATTTATTCTTCGGGACGCAAACGGCGATCCCGAAGTGTACTCTCCAGATGAAGCATTCGACGCCGCAATCGATGAAGCAAAGCGGGTAGCTGGCTTGACACTGGGAGACTTTAGCCGACAGATGAAGTCTCGGTTGTTTGCAAACATACCACTTAGCATAATACTTAAGTTCAAGCAGTATGCATTTATGGCGACATATAATTATATGCGCCCGCTTCTTACGGGTCTTACTCCATCATTTAGTAAAAAAGAAAGAAAAGAACTTACAGATTTCTTTGTTTCACAAAACCTCTCGCAGCCAGAAATAGATCGCAGGATTAAAGAGGTAGAAGAATTTAAGCGGGGGCTGTCTAGCCAAGCTAGAAAAGAAGCACTAGGGATACTTGGCGTTACATTCTTGTTGGGCGGTCTTGAGGCTATGCCGTTTTTCTGGATAGGTATGCCGATTCTAGCTGCAATGTTTGCGGGGGATGAAAAGGATGACGATGAATTATTCAATTATGTAAACTGGTTTAGGAGATGGGCTTCTAGTTGGTTAGGTGGTGAATCGTTTGCTCGCGGCCCAGTGTCACAACTGGTAGGTGGGTCGCTATCTGAACGTGTGAGTCTCGACCCCAAGAACATGTTCTATAGAGACGGCAGGTATTCGTCAGATATAGAAGAAAGTATTATAGAAGAAATTATAGCTAATGCTGGGCCAGTTGTCGGCCTAGGAATGAACGCAATAAACGCATATAAGTTATATAGCGAAGGACAGTACTATCGTGCCGTAGAAAAAGCGATGCCTGCGTTTTTCCAAAAACCAATGCAAGCTTATCGTTACGGCACAGAAGGAGCAGTCACACGATCTGGGGAAGTGCAAATGCCCCCCGAAGATTTTAGTGGCTGGATGCTTGCCATGCAGGCGGTTGGGCTACAGCCTGAATCACTGGCGATGATACAGAAACGAGCTATACAGACGAAAGAAAGTGAGCAAAAACTTCTCAGCAAAGAAAAAGGAATACTCGATGTTCTATGGCAAGAAAGAGAAAACGAAAAAGGCTTTGAAGACGCGCTATACAAAGCTGTAGAGTTCTACGAAAAATACCCTGCAATGCTAGGTGAAAGCACGCTACCTGATAAAATAGAAAGATCATTCGAAACAAGACAAAAGCTAAAGAACGAAGCAGAGGCTATTGGTGCTCGGCTAGACAAACGAACTACACCCTATGTAGGGCAAATGTTAGAAAAACCAACACCGAAGCCGCCTGCTATGACTGTCAAGGAAGTACGACAAAACTATCCACAGTACGACGATATGACAGACGAACAACTGGCCGCTGCGCTTAAAGCTAAAGGTCTATTGAAGGAATAAAAACCCCCGCGAATGCGGGGAGCATTGGCGGGGGAAAAGTCCAACCCAGGAGGAGAAACAGCCCGCAGTATACTACAAAAGACGCCACACGCGCAAGCCCCTAATGCCATTGTGGAATACAAACCGTATGCCAACTTTGAACCCTAGGCGCTTCATCTTCGCTCTCATTTCCTTCTTGGCTTCTTCTGCGTGTATGCAAGGTACAAAGAAAGAACTGTTAATACTAAATTTTTTAAAGTCAATGTCGTATTCTACGCCGTCGATTTGCATGGCTCATTCGCTGTCTCTTCTTTCACGTCGCTTATCAGCGCGTCGGTATCTATAAACGTGCCTTCGTTACAGTCAAGAACGTAGGCGGCTTGTGCTGGTATGTTCCCTAGCTTTGTTCCCTTGGACATACGCTTGTTCACAGTCTCTACGTAAACTTTTTCTTTTGTAAGATTTCTTATCAAAGACCGTATGTTTATACGGTATTCCTGGCAATATTTGCGTAAATAAGAACAGTCTATAAACAGTAGCTTCGTGTCAGGTTCATATCGCACTACTAACTCACCAAAAGGTTCCAGTATAGGTAGCGCCTCTACATTGGACCTGCGATCAAGCTCCCCGTTAATGATAAGTGTATTTTTCCTGTACCTGTTCCAAAAATCAGCAATGATCTGAGAACTGTTAGTCAATGGTATAGCCGAGTCCATTCGCATGGCGCGTATCTCTAAGATCAACCAGTCAAACACACGGCGCACATCGATATCGTGAAGACCCAGACTGCGAGCAACTAGTGCCCCCGCTATATTGCAGGCCACCATGCCCGACCAGTATCGCTCTCGGTTAGAAAAATTAGCTCTCCGATCAAGCAGCCTGCGGACTTCCGACACGGCTTTGATACGTTCTTCTAAGTTAGCTACAAGGTCTTGCAGATAGATCTTGCCCGCCATGCCATAATTACTGTATAAGCTACTGTAAATTGTATCGGCCTTCTCTTTACTAAGCAGCTTAGTACTAGGGACAGTAAATTCAAGCACCCTCATGAGTTCCCCATCAGAAGTCCCCAGTGTCTTAAGTTTGTCTACGACGGATGCATTAGAACTGCACACCATGATGGTAGCCCACTTGGCAAAATTCATTCGCTCTTCGTTTACATTCATCTTCATACGCCCTCTGCCTCGGCCTTGGGAAACGGCGTATGCAAAGTCTGAGAACTCGTCACCAGACATCTTTGTTATCTCATCACAACCCAGAGGAAGATTGTTCATTACACCAAGTCTGTGGTATCTAGTATTAGCAGTGTCCCTTGACATAAGCATCATTTCTTCGGGGTGCCCATAGACGCTGTGCATACACTTCAGGGATGTAGTCTTACCGGTGCCAGATTCGTCGTTCACAAGATTGATGATCGCCCCGGATAGATTGATGTGCTTTATGAGCGGTGCGCCGAATGCAGTAAAAAACGCAAAGGCATGTGGCTCAAACCCTGGCTGGTTGTATACGTTAATAATCTTCTTCCACTCTTCTAGCGTGCCCTTAGATCCGAACGCTGAGCAATAGTCTTTAGTAAGGCTGGATGGTGGAGAATACTTCTCTGAGTTAGCTAATATTTCTACATCACCCACTATGAAAGACTGGTGCCTGTCGGTCCAACCAAATTGATTACGCATAAGTTCTGCTCCTGTCCTGCACTGTAATTCCTTCACAAAGTATACGATGTACTGCATAATGCTGTCCATCTGCTTCTTAAGCGCCATGACTCCGTACCACGCAAGCCGCTCTCTGAGACGATCTGTAGTAAGCAAGTCGGTAGCAGACAATGCAAACTCTCGTACTCCGTCCTTGGGCGTATGCAAACGCAACCAAACAACTTCTCCGTTCTGGGGGTCTCGCATTCTTTTTACAACATACAAGCAATGCTCGTAGATTAGCGTCGCATCTGCGTCTTCCTCTACAGACTTCCTATATATAGCCCCATTGTTTCCTAGGAAATAAGGAAAAGGTAGTTTAGGTATATCATACTTATCTGTGGTGTCGGCTTCTTCTGTAAACCTGCCCAACACAATCGGAGAACCTATCTTCCCCTTGTGCTCGCAGTTGGCGCACTTGCTTGGGTCGTTCTTCTCAAACCAATCGCACTTGTACGGCCCCAACGTCTTAGACGCCTTATCTTCAGTCTGGATCGGATCATAGTTGGGATGGTGCCTAGACACCTCATGTATTGCAGTCGGTGCGTCTACACAGTGTTTGGCTATTGACAAGACCGCCCTCCATAGCGGCTCCTTAACTTGCTCCTGATTTTTATATGCAAAGTCTATCTGCTCGCAACCCTTCCCTATGATATTAGAAAATTTACTTTTCTTGTTGCCCATCAAAGACTTTGTTAGTTCATTGATGCCCCCGTTGTCATACTCGGCTCTAGGCTGTGAAACCACACCTAAGCACTGGGCCATATAGGCTTGTGTAGTTGGTTTACCAATCGTCAATAATGTAACCGCAGTCGGCGGGTTCGTCTTATAGTTAAGTGTGTTTGGCAGTCTCAGTATGGACGCTATATCTGCTGTTCTAGCTGGGTCGGCTTTGAAGTCATGTTCATGGCAGGCTGCTTTAAGTTTGTCTGCTGTAGCTTTCCATTCGCTAGGCTCTACAGGAGCATCCAAACCCCAGTAAACATGGATGCCTCTTCCAGAGTCAACAATCGTAGGCTTGGGCAGCTTGCATGTTTCGCAAAATTTCTTCAGTGCAACAATAGCTTCTTTCTGGTCGGCGTAGGGTTTATCATCGTAACAATCTACATCTAGCCAATATGATTGGACGCTGTGTACATTCTTGGCTTTTCTATTAGTGGGCGACGCGTATTTAGCGCAGGCAAAATATACGCTATAATCTTCATCATATAGTTTGGTTGCTTCCTCCTCAAGTGCCTGTATGGTTTTTACAAAACGCTGGACCGTGGCACAGTTTGACTTTATGCCAACAACGCAATAGTTACCCTCTGCTGGTAACAAAGCAGTAATAAACTTATCGATAGACATTAGAACCTCCTGACGAAACGCCACAGTCCGCAAGGACTGTGGCGTTTGACTCTACTCTACTTGTAGTTTTATTAGTGCGTCTTGGACTCTAGACAAACCAAGTTTATTAGGTTTTGTTTTGCCTAAAAACCAATTGTAAACTGACGCTTTGGATACACCAAGAAGTGTAGCCACATATGCAACCGTTACTAAATTAGTTATGCAATGCCTTGCTAATTTATTGACAGGATTAGAAGGGTCACCTGCCATTACAGTTGCAACCATGCGCACAGAATACCCACGCTTATCCATCACTCATCGTCCGTAGACCAACTGCTAATCACGTCCACAAACTCCTTCTTTGGGGCGGGTTCAACGGTCTTTTTGGTAGTTCTCTTCGTAGGTTCTGGGATAACTTCTTCAACGCTGCTAAGAAGCTGTGGCTTGGGAGGCGGACCTACAGTGATGCGAAGTGCTGCCTTCGCCTCAGGAGAATCCCCCTGGGCCTTAGCCTGCAACCACTCTTCCTGCGTGAGAAACCTAATCGGACGAAACACCAACTTAGGCGTATCGCTATCAGAGTCAAACCTCATCTCAGTCACAAGAGTATTGATGTTGCGCCCCTGTGAGCCGACGTACTTAGCATACTGCTGAAACGGCATCTTATCAAGATCGCCTCTACCGAAGAGAGACTTTGAAGGCAACGCCAGTTCGTACACGTCTCCGTCGATGAAGTCCGCAAGGACAACCGCTAGCCGCTGCTGGAAGCGGCAGGCGCGAGAGTTACCATTCCCCGATCCTTGGATGTTCTGAGGGCACCCCTCGCAAGTCTCGTTTTGCGGGCTGTGCGCTGATGGATCAGGCCTAACGCCATCGTTAGAAAAACAGTCTGGCGGTGACGTGTCACCCGCAGAATACACTTTGGCGTGGTAGTGCCGTGCAATATCCTTACCACCAGCAACAATGACCACGTTCATGGCATTGTTTTCGTTCTTGGATACTTCTTTGCCGTTCACCATCAACCGAAAGATACGGCCCCTAATTGAAATACGCTTACCCCCAGACCCTCCTGACAAAGCACGGGTCATATCGTCCATCTCAAGGCTTTTGAGGTAGTCTGGTACTGCGTTACTAAAAATAGATACGTTTGAGTTAGCCATATAAGTTCCTATTTGCGCTTGATAGTAATTTCATACTCTTGGTCGATTTGCAGTCCTTGTGGACGCGCCTCGGGCTTCTCTTCAAGAAACTCCTTCATATGAGACTGATGTATCCGCTTCTCCAAAAGCTCCATCTTTCCATGCTCACGCATGAACGAATAGAACTTCTCCCAGTCGTTCGTCCAGTAGCGGGTCTTAACTGTACGATACGCTACGGCGTTCCCTGTACCAAGTGAGGTTACGCCAGTTTCTTTGCAGATCTGCAACAGCTTATGTTTAAGAAGTCCCATCTGCTCGTCTAGATCCGATACTTTTGCTTCGTACTCCTTAGTGAGAGCTTCCTTTACCCCACGGATCTTGAGAAAGGTGCTTATGATCTTCTCGACTGGTACTTCCATCCTTTTCTCCTGTTGTGAATTAAACACAGTGTAAGTATACCTGGGTCCAGATCGCTTGTCAAGTGGTCACTCGGCCATCTCCTTCTCATATAAGGCTATGATTTTATTATGTAATTCAATCTTGCTAGACAGCATGTCGTACAGCTTGCTCTCTACTGGACTGCCTTCGATGTGTACGACTGTCACAGGGTTCTTTTGCCCCTGCCTGTGCGCTCTAGCGTTCGCCTGTAAGTAGGACTCAATAGATGTCACAGGCGCGTACCAAATGACGATGTTTGCTGCTGTAAGAGTAATGCCGTGGGAAGCTGCTTGCGGCTGAATTATCAACACTTTGATGTCATCTTGTTTTTGAAACCTCGTGATAAGTTCTGTGCGTTTCTTAACAGGCACACTGCCGTCTATAATTTCAGCGGCGGTTTTATTTTTCATCAGATATTCTTTTATGATGGTAAGGGTGTGCGTAAACGGTGCAAACACAAGAACTTTGTGACTTGCCTCATCCACAACTTCTTGCAATACTTTTAATCTGTTTGAGGCATCAAACTCCATGATGTTTCCAGAGTCGGTGTATACCGCACCGCACGCTACCTGTAGCAACTTAGTTAAATTGGCCGCTGCGTTTACTGCGCTTACGTCTTCTCCAATAGCAGACAAAATAAAATCTTTTTTCATTTGCGCGTAAAACTTTGATTGTTGCGGCGTCATAGGCGCATATCGAGAGACATACAACTGCTCTGGCAAGTCAAGACATTCTTCTTTTGTAAACCGAATTGCTGGTTGCAAAAGCTTGTGTACTGTGTCAGCAGACCCCGGTTTTGGAACCCACTTAAATCGGCTTAGTTGATGCATGACAGAGTCTCTGTACTCCACGTACAGAAGCGGCGCTCTGTCTGGGATACAAAGTTTAGCTAGTCCATATGCATCAAGAGGGGATTGTGATGCAGGAGTGCCAGTCATCATCCACAGTCGTGTCTTATAGCTTAAAAGACTGCGCATAACTTTGAACCTGTTCGTGCGCGAGTTTTTATATGCATTAGCTTCGTCGATAATGATAAGGTCGAAGCTACCACTCAGTATTTCTTCCCGAACTATTTCTACCCCATCGTAGTTAATTATTATGTATTCTGCATCACCATTTATAATTTCTTTTCTTTTGCGTTGCGTGCCATGAGCAACATTGACGCTTCTATGTACAGCAAACTTAAACAAATCAGACTGCCAAGCCGACTGCATTACAGACAGCGGGCATACAACTAGTACTCTGCGAACTATGCCCATGTCCATAAGATAGTCTGAAGCCCATATGGCAGAAGCAGTCTTGCCAGTTCCCTGTTCATTAAAACAAAAAGCTCGCCTGTTGAGAGTTAAAAACTCAGCAGTTTTTCGCTGGTGTTCCATAGGGGGATGCACCCCCGGCCATGCATAGTCCCTCAATATGGGGGAAGGCACCCCCTTCAGGTTAAGTGACCTAAGTATCTGGGCCTCGTGTATACCCCACGCTACCTTAACCTCATAGACAGACTCATCTCCCCTAGTAATGACGACATTCCCTATAGCCTCTTTAATCTTATCTGGGTACTTAGTGCGTACTAGAAGCAAATTGTTGTCAACTATTTCCACGCTGTTTCCTTTCCTTTGTGCTTGTCTCTGACACTAGTTCGTGGTTTGCGTTTCGTTTGAATGATCTGTTCTCAGACGCAGACATGACACTAAGACCGTCTTTGTAAGACCCCCCCTTGGACAAAGCCTTCGTGTGCTGGACATCTTTACCATCTCCTTTACTTACAAGACCTTTATCTTCCATTATGGCTCTCGCCCTGTTACGTTCTGCGCGTTTTTTCTTGACTTTTTCAGTACCGTCATATTGTTCATACTCTTTTTTGTACGGCCTTGGTTTGTTTACGTAAGGCATCGTAACTCTCCTAAAAAGGTGCATCGCCTACATCAGGCAATTCTTTTTTGTCATGCATACGCACTACGTCGCACTTCAAAACCCATTGATAGCTAGGAAAAGGCCAGCCATCAGTTGACGGTGTTCGTATGCAGTAACTTATCTCATCTATGTTTGCTATGTAACCTATCTGGCCAGTGGATCTAATCTTTACTTTCGTGTCTTTTTGGATCATTGTTTTGCCTCGCCATGATAGCCGCGTATGTATCGCACAGGTGTGCCGTAGACTCCAAACAAAAACGCATGGCGTCTTCGTACCTTTCTTCAAGACACGCAGCATAAACTTGTTTTGCTTTGTCTTGCGCTTTAAGTATGTGTTCTGAGTAATCAAAAAATACTTCTGTTTTCATAATGACGCCTTAAAAAATTCTGCTGTGCCCAACCGTTGTGTTCCTCCGTTGAGGGTAATCAGCAGATTCGGTATAGAACCGTCAAGGTAGCGCTCGACGAACCACCATAGCGTCACCGCTGACATAGGTGGTTTGTATTCCGACAGTTGCAGGTACTGGATGTACTTGGTCTCTTCGCCTTCCTTGTACGAATGTATCCTAGGCGTGGCAATCACCCCGCACTGGTCGGGGCGCATCCACTCCGGGAAGAATGGATGGATCAAGTATCCGCATCGATAACTCTTGCACGGTGACTCGGGTCGGTCTTCGTATATATTACATCCACTCTTAGCCTTGAAGAAGCACGGGCGGCCTGGGTAAAACACATGCCCGTGTGCCACACCACTTAGTAGCCCTGAGCAGCAGGCAGTACACTCCCCGCAACTCTTGTTAAGTTGTTTCACTGTTATTACTTTGTCCATGTTCTTCCTTGATAACACGACGGTTGTGCGCCAGACGTTCTAGGGTTCCGGTGGGTATTCGTTCACAGATATACCATGTTCCTATCTGCGGTCCAGGTTTATACCTCTCAACAAGCTTGTACCGTACAAGGGTTGAGCAGAGAATAAACTCTTCTCCGATGCGGAGATCCCGCACGAATCGTTTGTATATCATGCTAAATCCGGCGCTGGTTTCCAATCATCCTGCGATTTCCCCTGCCCGAAATGTTCTTTAATCTTGCCTACATAAGTAGATGCAGGTTCACGATGGTCTACTGCATCAGCGACAACTTTAGCACATTCTTTCACAATCAACTCGGCGAACTTTTCTTTTTCTTTATCAGTCCAATAATATCTACCAATTTCATTGTCCAACTTTCTAATAAGTTTTCGAATTCGTTCGTTCATACAAATTCTCCAATCAAGACAGTGTATTGGTCGCTGGAAGGAATTTTACGGGCGAACTTTTCTGCTTCTTTTACAGATGGAAAATACTCTAATACATCTTGTAGGCGACTATCATGCCACTGACGATATACACAATATTTCATCATTCAACTCCGAAATGTTCTTTAATCTTGCCTACATACGTAGATGCAGGTTCACGATGGTCTACTGCATCAGCAACCACCTGCGCACATGCCTCACGCTCTCGCTCACGAATCTGCCGATCAAGTTCTTGCAGCAGGTCCTCGATGCTGTCGCCATGTCCCGTTGCGTAGCCTCGTTGCAGCATCCACTGAGCGACCTTCTCACGCTCTGCTGCTGCGATAAGTTCAGCGAAGCGTACAAGCTCATTCTTGCTCCAGCATTTCGGCTCTGTCCAAACACAACCCGTGCGACGCAGCCATGCCTCCTTTGCCATTCTGATGATGTCATCTCGTGTCATACCTCACCCCCAGTGCGGAGTCATTCTTCAACTCCGAAATGTTTTTTAATCTTACCTACATAAGTAGACGCAGGTTCACGATGGTCTACTGCATTAGAAACAACATTGGCGCATTCTCTAACAATCAACTCGGCGAAAATTCTACAAAACGCAGGATGAAACTCACCGGCCTGATCTACAAGCTGGTCGGCCTGATCTTCTGCTTGATAGGCTAGTTCTTGAATTCGTTCGTTCATTCTGTTGACTCCTTTAGCTTTGCTTCGATTGCAGGCTTCTGGAGTCTTTGTATCTCCCGGTCAACGTACCACCTTGCTTTCCGTAGATCTTCGATCTCTTTTCCTTTGAGGGATGCACGCCACAGGTACTTGACGGCGTTTCCGAGATTAAAGTTCATGTGCTCCGTAATCTCGATGCACTCCACCCCGGAGGGGTGGGAAGTGTAATGTTTCGGATGGTTCACTTGGTCCACGAACGCTCCCAAAGATAACGAGTGCTTTGCTTAGCTCCTCGCAAAAGCATTTCTTTTGTGGTAAAGCTGTTCTCATTCTCCTTACTTGTCCCAGGCCCGCACCACACTTGCGGTTTTAGATAGTGTGGGTAATAAACAATGCCATCCAGCACCATCACAGGCTGCTCATCCTTAGGCGCGGGGAAATTTAGTTCCATAAAGCCTTTCTTCTTCATACAAATCTCCATAGTGGTTTGTAAACGGCCAAGCATTGATATGACACATAGGTAAATACCAGTCGTCCATATGTTTCTTAAGTTCTACTTTCACTCCTGTAATGTCATGGCATAAATCAAGGTACGCTTTCTTGGATGTGCTCATTACTGTTTCAGCAGGGGTCTCTTCCTGTTTCACTTCTGGTGGAGGAGGCCCTGCTGCTACGGATCTACTGTAATGTTTACAGACAAATCCTGCACGGTTCTTCATATCGAAGATGTCCAACAACCCCAGCTTCACAAGCTGCCCAAGGTTGTGTCGAGCGGAGGATGCAGATATGTTGAACTCCTTGCACAGGTCGTTAGCGTTTACGACCTGTGCCCCTATCCAATCAAAGTATTTTTGGTACTTCATACACCAAAGATCCACTTGCGGATGCGTGCAATGATCCCATCCTGGGGTGGAAGCGTCGGCACGTAGGGGGCTACCACAGGCTTCGGTGGCGGGGGGGCCACAGGCTCCAACGGTGCCGCGTGCTTCTTGACTGTGGAGGGACTGCGCTTAGTGAGCTTAGCTATTCGCAATATGGGCATACCCTCAGCGCGTAGCGCACGTATGTAAGCCGCTTCCTTTTTTGTCACTCTCGGCGTCACCCGAGGGGTTGTTTTTCTTTTATCCATAGTAAGATAGCCCTTGCAAAATAAAGCGCATCTTGTGCGCGTTCGTACGCTTGTGCGTATTCGTTAAGAGAAACGTGATGGTAGGTTTGCCCGAGTGCTTCATGCGCTTTCTGTAGATATTCAGTTACGTCTGTCATGGTGCGCTACCCCTTTGCGATACTGATCTTCAACTATCTTAAGTTTCCAACCGTTTGCCTCCTTTAATCTGCGCTGTGCCCATATGGCACCCGCAGCAAACATTGAGCCGTTGTACCAGCGCATAGCTTCAGCCTGGATAACGACAGGGTTCAGGTCTTTCCAGTCAAGTGGGTTGTTGTTCATGATCGGGTACGATAAAAAAGAAGTTGGCGCTCGTGCGTATTCCTACGTTGTCTACAAGTTCATCCTCTCGCGTCAGCTTGAGGACACCAAGCTTGGCGCGGATGTCATACGGCAACGTCTCGTGAGTATACTCTGCGAATTTTACTTTGTCAAGCACAATGTACGTTTGTTGCACCTGGACAACGACCAGCGGACCACTCATGTCGATGCTGTCTGACTGCTGTGGGGTGTCCTTCGATTCGCGCAGTGACTCAAACATATTCCGAAGCCTCCTCATGTTGAGGAAAGCAGCACTACCTTCTCGAATTTCTTCTTTCATAGCCGGATACCAGAAGCATGATTTGAAAAAGTCAGGGTTCTCATACAAAAGTTGTTCTATAAAAGGCATAGCCCTCCACTTGCAATCATCCACCCTACTCTGGACATAGCGACCTAGTCGGTTGATTGCAGATTCGATGGTCACCAGGGCATCCGTCTTGTGTTGCAAGACGGTTGGCGCTGTGAAGTATTGCCTTGCAAGTTGCGCAGCCCTGATGCGGTTGGAGGTTGTGATAACGTCATTGCGCCTACCAAGCTGCGATATGTTGAAGTTGTTACCAAGAACAAACTTGCCGCGTGTGTAGGTTATGGTGCCTACTCTTTTGCCACCTATCTGTACTTCAAAAGAATATATTTCATGATCACTCCCCCAGGAACTGAGGTTGGTGTTCCACTCAATCGTTCGTCCGCTTGCACCGTAGGCTATTATCTTCCAGCTATGGTTTGTGCAAGCCAACTCCTCGACAAGGTTGTAGAGGGACTTGTTTACCACCAAGCGACACAAACTATGAGGCTTTTTTATGTGGCTCCAATCTTTGAAACTAAATATAAGGTTGGGTATTGAAGGTCTTGGCGTGACAATATGCGTAGGGTAGACTACTTGCAGATTTTCTTTGTCAAGTCTCTGCATACCCTCGTTGCCAAACGGCGCTGCCGTGAAGATATCTTTTTGTGGTGTCATGTTCTCTCCTTGATATGAATAGCTTTGCCAAAGGCAGGCACAGCATCTGGGTTGTCGATGATGCACCAGAGCACAGGCGCATCCCAGTTGCTCTCAGGACCACCCCAGGTATCACCGACGTAACCATCGGTCAGGACGATGCATAGCTCTGAGGTGATGTGCTTGTCGTGCATATACGCAGCTACACAGGATGGCTTAGTGCCCCCACCACCCTTGGGTTTAGTGGATGTGCGCAGCATGTATGCATTGTCACGGTCGTACATCTCGTGGTTTCGAACGCTGGTGTCCCAGTACAGCAAGTGAACCTTCTCGGGACGGATGCCATCGCAGATCGTCTGTATCTCAGTAAGAAAGATGGCTAGCGACGCATCCCCAATTGATCCTGACGTATCCACAGCAACCACAAGATCCTTCATGGTCTCACCCATCAGAGACGGCATGTAGATATCATCCGATAAGAATCGTCGGTTGACTCTGCGCCAAGAGGAAGTCGTCTTGTCCACGAAGATACTGCTCATGTACTCACGCAACTGATCGCGCCAATCGACTTGCGGAGTGACTGCATCCTGCAAGGCGCGGTACAACCCACCCCCAGTTGATCCCTTGTGTCTGGCATGGGCGATCATGCCTTGGCGCGTTGCTGCTTCTACCTTCTCTTCAATAGCCTTGCGCTCCTCGGCAGAGGCAGCATTAGCCTTGCCCCACTGATGCTCATCGAGGGACTGCCCTTGCCCCTGGCCTTGGCCTTGCCCCTGGCCTTGCCCCTGGCCTTGCCCTTGCTTCTTCTTGCGTAGCGCGTCGAACACTTGCTTGCTGTTCATACCCTTGTACTTGGGGTCAAACAGCGCGCAGGAGGGCATAGAGATGTGCTCACCTCTAGGGTCGGTCTCCCATAG